ACAGAACGGAACCGCGCTGGGTCCCGAGAAAGAGCGACGACCATCGCCTCCGTGCCCTGCGGCGTGTTGTAGACGGTGTCGGTAATACGGCTTGGGTCGTCGACCAAGTAGAAGTTCTGAGAGTTCTTCAGGGTGGCGCTCATGGCTTTCGCAGGCTCAGCGAGGCGACCACTACCGATGGACGGCCGGGGCATGGCAGGCGCGGGAGTACCAGCCAAACCGCCCGTGCTGTGGCGAACCGCCTTGGCGTAGTCATCGAGCGCGGCCATCCCGCGACTGTTGAAGTCATGTAGGAAATGCAAGGCTCCGGGTTGTGTCACTACCGCTGCACGCGTCACGAACTCATTGTCAGAGAGCCAGGCCGCGATACTGTCACTGGTGCCTGTACCTGGTCCGGTGATGTGACCACCTGTTGCTGCCGCAACCGCAGCTGAAGCGCCTACGGAGAGTGCGGACGATGTTGCCGAGCCAGCGGAGCCCGCTGCACTTGCTGTAGCAATAGCGGTTGCCATCGCTGAGGCCGCTGAGGCGCCGGCTGTGCTGATCGCCGTCCCCATTGTCGCCGCTGCGGTTGTACCACCAGCGGTGATCCCGGTTCCCATCGCTGCAGCGCCGGCACTCGTTGCACCGGTAATCGCACTTGCCGTCGCTGCTGCTCCTGCAGTGTCGGTAGCCACCTCGGCTCCCGAGGAGAATAAGTTCGACAGGCTGTCAGTCGCCATCTTGGCCAGCTTTTGTGAGGCAACGCTGGCGAGCGAACTGGCGATGTCCCTGACGAACGACAGAGCGGCGTCCTTCAAGTCCATCGTGCCCGTGGCCAGCCCCTCCAGGGCGCTCTGGATGCCGGTTTCAAAGCCGGCTTTCAGCGCGTTGCTGAGTTCGTTGGCCACGACCCGTAGGTTGCCCAGACGTGCCTGCAGGTCCTTCACGCGCTCGATCGCGGCGGGATCGCCTGTTGCCTGGGCCAGCTCCTGCATTTTCGGTACGAGCTTCTCGACCTGGTCGGCCGTCAGCTTGTTGAGGTCCAGGATCTGCTGGCGTGCACCGACCTCGCTGATCAGGCCGGCCTGCTGCTGCGTGTTGATCGTCTGCTCGCGGCGCGATTGCTCACCGAAAACCCGCTCGATCTGCTGCTCAAGCTGATCCAGCTCCGCTTTGGCCTTGTCGATGTTCATGAGCTTGTCGACGAGGCCCGCACCATCGACATTGCCTGCAGCCAGAAGACGCTTCTGCAGGGCACCATATTTTTTCTCGATCTCTGCGCCAGCCGCGTCGACCGAACGCCCGCTGGACTTCAAGTAGTCGACCTGTAACTGAGCCAGAGTTTTCAGGTCCTTCGCAGCCTGGGCATCAGCTTTCTTCTGTTTCTCCGCAGCATCGAGCGTGGCCCATGCAGCTTTCGCCCGAGCAGCCAGCGAGCCGGTCAGGTTCCGCTGCTCAAGCTCGTACTCGCGCAACGCGGCCTTGCCTTTGCCGTACGTACTGGCTTCCTTTTCCAGTTGCTTGACCCAGTCTTCATTCTGCTTGGCCAGCTTCGCAGCAGCTTTGCCGTCATCAGTCGGTTTGAATGGGGTACTCGGGGCCGTAACTGGCGTTGCAGGCAGCTCCACGGGTTTCGATGCGACCTTGTTGCTGTCGAGCATCTGCTGCCACTGGGCAATCAGTTCCTGGGTGTTGCTCATCGACAACTGGATGCGCTCAGCAGCCTTGGTGTCGTTCTTCTCCCAGGCCGCGTCGAGCCGCTTCTGCGCGTCGTCCATGAACTTGGTTTCACGGTCGATCGATTCTTGTATGCGTATCGGGTCATCGCCGGCAGGGCCGTTCACTCGCGATGAGATCTCTTCCGCAGCGAACTTGATGACACCGACGGTGCTGGCCGCACCCTTGACGCCGAACTCAATGAGTTTGCCCAGGGACTTGATCAGGGTGTTCAAACCATCCTTGACCGCAGGGTCCTTCAGAATTGTCTGCAGCTCACGGATTGCGTTTGTGTAAGAGTCGATGAAACCAGCTTCGCCGGCCTCGATCTTGAGCTCTGTGAAGGCGTTACTAAGGCGATTGAGTTCGGAATTGAGACCTTTGGCTGCCTGCTGTGCTGAGCTGCCATACGCCTCCTCAAGGGCGGCGCCGAAGCGCGGCAGGAATTCGGCGGCCGGAATCATGCCTTTTTCCAACCACTTGCTCAGTTGCTCGGTGTTCGTGCCCAGAGCTTTCGCCGCAAGTGCAAAAGCACCAGGTACTCGCTGGCCGAGCTGCAGCACCAGCTCCTGCGTCTGAACCTTTCCTTTACTGACCATCTGCTCCAGGGCCAGCAGGACGCTGTCAGTCTCAGATTTCGTCAGGTGAAGGGTGGTTGCTGCAGCTGTAACCCCCTCGAAAATGCTGTGCAGTGATTTGCCCAGGGCCGGAGTTTCCTTCGCAGCAGCAACAAGCCGGGCATAGCTCTGGGAGGTGCTCAGAAGCTCCAGGCCGAGCCGTTCGGACACCTCGCGGACATACTCCAGTTCCTGGCGTGCCTTGGCGGCAGAGCCTGTAGCGGCTTCCATGGTGTACTGGGCCTGCTGCCACTGGAGGTTGGTGTTGACGATCGCCTGCGACGCAGATGTCAACCCGTAGCCGGCGAAACCAACTGCCAGCAACTGCTGGACCTTGCGGATCGAGGTCCCCAGCGTGCTGACTGCAGCAGTCGAAGACTTTGCTTCGTTTCCTACGTTGGTCAGTGCGTCACGCTGGCTTCGTATTTTCTCCAGCGCGCTGTTGTATGCCCCTAGTTCGAGTCGACCCTCACGATAGGCCTTGGTCAGCCCTTCCTCGGTCGTGTTGAGGCGGTTAAGAGCACGTGTGGTGCTATCTACGCTGCCGAGCAAGCGATCCAACTCAACCTTTTGAGCTCGCGTTTCAGCTGCAGCCTTCGCCGCAGCCCTTGCTTCAGGGGTCTTGCTGTTCAGCTCGTTACGCTGTTGCTCAACCTTTTCCAGGGCGGATCTGTAGGTATCAAGCTCAAGACGCCCTTCGCGATAGGCCTTGTTCAGCGCCTGCTCTGTCGTATCGAGGCGAGCGAGACCACGCTCAGCACCATCCAGTGTGCCAAGTAGTTTCGCTAGCTCTGCGGCTTGCTGACGGGTTTCAGCCGTGGCTTTGACTGTTTCCTCTGTTGCTGTCTGCTCGCTTGCCGCGCGCGAACGCGCTGCACGCTCAGCACTGGCCTGACTTGCCGCAGATGCGTTGTGAGCGGCGGTTGAAGCGTCAACAGATGCGGTAGCCGACCGAGTCGCCTCGGCGCTACGCGAAGTGGTGGAGACGTACTCTTGCTGGGCCGCTTTCTGCTGCAGCGTCGCCGCAACGATTGCCTGGATTCGGGTCTTCGCTTGGTCGACAGTCTCGCCGAGGTGATTCAGCTGTACCTCAGCTTTTGCGGCGTCATCACCCGTTTTTGTGACGGCATCCCCCAGTTGTTCAAGGGCGGCCTGGCCCTGCTTGAGGTCTGCTTTTAAGCGGAGCGCGATTTCGAGGTCTTTGCCGGCGGCCATGAGGATCGATACATGCAGTGGAAAGTCCCTGCAGGATCGCGTAATGGGCGCCCAGCGTACTTTTGCCCAGGCAAAAAGAAGCCGCCCGAGGGCGGCGACGTGTTACTGATGTTGCTTGTAGATCTCCAGAAACTCATCCATGGCCTGGATTGCTCGATCCACTTTTTCCTGTTGCTCCTGTTTATGCTGCTCCGCAGCCGTACGAGCCTTGCTCTTGAGCATGTGTTTCAGTGACTTGAAGATCAATTTCATGGTGATTCACCTTTTAGTAGACGCGGGCCATTCGCCGCACCACTAGTGTTTCACCATTTTCAAGCCCTTTTTTTCAGAGGTTTCCCATTTCACTTGGTCAGATCAGATAGCCGCTTTTCGGCTTCTTCACCGCCTGCGAATGCCAAGTTCATGTCAATCAGTTGTTCGGCCCGCTGAAACTTCCGTAGGCGCCAGTAACAGTCGAAGTGAAGCAGGATCTGGCGCTCGGTCATTCGCCCGATCGAGTCGGCGTCGCCGTATCCTGCACCGATAAGGGTTGCGTAGATGCTTCCCCAGCGTGACGGGTTGTCACGGCCCTTTCCGCGACGATCCGTTGGAACACGCTGCGAATGTAGAAAGGGCCGTTGGCTGACCACCAGAGCATCAGCAGGTGCTGGCCATCGTCCTGGCTCAAACTTTCAAGCCATTCGAGCTCTACGCCGGTTGCGACACATATCGCCTCAGAGATAGCGTCTGCGTGCTTCCCGATGATGGCAACGATCCCCTCCAACTCAGGCAGGCCGCCGCCAACGGTGACTGCGTGCAAATCATCAAGGAATGGCTGCAGCAGCGGTCGCAGCCTCAGTCCTTCAATGAAACCGTACTCACGCACTACGATCGATCGACCAGCAATCTTCGCAGGTAGATCCGGGTGCAACACGTTGAGGTCATCGGCTCCCACCTCGGGAGCCTGCGGCCTTGCTTCCGCTCGCTGGGCCATGATCAGGCAGCCTTCTTGCTGACCATGCGCCCGTAGCCGCCGAGGTTGGCTTCACGGGCATTCAACGTGTCGAACAGCACCGATCCGGTGAGTGCGAGGGAACCGTACTCGTCATGGATCAGGCCCAGGTCACCGACCGGGTTGAACTTGCAACGGTACAGGTCGACCAGGACCGACTCACCGGTTTCGGTGTTGATGCCATCGAGGAACAGCCAGCGCTCTGGAGGCCTGTCAGTGAACATGGCCAGGGACGTGACGCTCTCGTATGAATACGCGGCTTTCACGGCCGCGCTGGGGTCCTTGAGGATCTCGATCAGACCACCAGGTGCGGACTCCATTCGGTAGTCGGTACCAACCACCAATGGCGCGGCAGCGGTCAGCACAACGTCGGACACGAAAGGATGGTCCAGCCGAATGAACTCACCGGCTTTCAGCTCTGCAGGCAGTGGCTCCGCAGTTACTGTCCCGGCGACGATGTCCGACTGGGTTGCGTACAGTCCGAGAACCAGGTTCGAGGGCAGCCATTCATCGAGCGTCAGGTTGAGAGTGGCTGTCTTGCCGCGATCCAGCTCGCCGATCTGCAGGCGGTTGCCGGAGTAGCTCTCGGTCTTCTTGGTGGTT